CATCGAGAACCAAGTCGATGGCCGCACCGTCTCGAGCCGTTTCAACAACGAAGTATTTGCGCGTGAACTCGGTCCCAGCAACTCGAGCCTCACCCGGCACGAGTTCCCTGGTCAACGATACGATGTCACCGGGTTCCGCGTCCAAGACTTCCCCAGATGCCCGGACCTTGCACAACAATCGTCTTCTGCCGCAATAGTTTGCCCGCCGTCTGAGACCTGGCCAAAGAGGGAAGTTGCCGCTTCCTCGAATCCGATTGATGTCGTATGTCTGAATTGACACGTTATCGAGCGACCCTTGAGCCCGGCCAAACCTCGATGAAAATGGGACATCGATCGGACCTTGCACGGTGCGAATGACATCGGCAAATGTCGACGGTTTGGTTTTCAATACGTTCGTTTGAACGCCAACGATCTCGCTCGATGCATCGAGTTGAAATGCGACAATTTCCTCATGTCTGATTTCGTACTGTGGGCGTCCTATCAAATCAGCGTCGGTCAATTCAAAATCTGGCGTGCCGAGGACCCCGCGCAATTTGATTGTGAATTTGCCCTCATTGTTGAAATACCCGATCGCGCCAAGCGTCGCAAGCAATCGACCGATGACCGTCTTGTGATCCTCAAATTCACTGGACCAAATCGGGTGAGTGAACAATGCCTCATCGGCTGACGATGACATCACGGCAATTGCATCAATGAACGATTGGCCATTGATGTAGTCGTCAGGAATTCCAACGACCTGGGTCAAATACCAATAGAGGCAACTCACGTTGTCGTTGAAATCAAGTTGACCGATGTACGCACCGTCAAACAACAAGCGTTGAGGGGCGCCGCAAACCTCAACCCAAACCTCAAAATCATTTGGATCAATGGTCGTGATTCCCAGTGCCGTCGCATACGCCTCAAAACCGGTCGTCAAATTGACCGTGACGACATCGTCGGTTTCACCGTAGCTGATTGTCGAACTGTCATTGATTTGAGCCGCAACAACCGTTGCTTGTTTGCTTGGCACTTGGAAATAGATATTTTGGATTGCTGGTCGAACGTAGAGGTTGCCAACCGCTGGCGTGTGAACCGTGATTGTCTGAATGCGGATTTGAGTCGCTGACTCGACCTCGAGAACAAATGCCCAAGCGCCGTCGGATGATCGTCTGATTCTGTCGCCAGCCTTGAGGCAACGAACGTCAGCCTCGGCCATTCCGCTGATTCGGTAGACCGGTGCGGGTAACGCCGTGACGGTTCCGAGTGTGAGATTTTGAGTTCCTGATTCAATCAGGCGTTTGTCATAGACCGCCCAAACTCGGTTGTCGGACGTCGTGGCACCGTCTGAAATGTAGTCGATATTGACGGCGCGAACCCACAACGCGTTGCCGTAGCAAATCGGAATCGGTCGACCCTCAAAAGACGGATCCAGTTTCGTGAACGTGTCTGAGGTATAGAATCGGCCCCGATACGAGCCGTCAATCAACCGCGTGTTTTCGATGAGTGAGAACTCGATCGACACATCGTTGAACGTTACCGAGTCGATGAGGCCGGAAAAAATCTTTTGGCAATTCGTTGTTCTCAACGGTCCAACGCATTGCCAGATGTCAACGCGGCATCTGAAAAACGATTCATCGTATAGCGATTCCCAAAGGTTTGAACCATTGTGGGCAACAACCAGCGGCGAGGATTCACTCGTCAGAAGTCCGCCGAACGCGTCGGCGACCGATCGACGGACCTCGGGCGTGTTCAAAATTCCCTCATTCCATTTCACAATGCTTGACGCACTCGACGTCGGTATGTCGTGAAATACGACTTCCTCAGATGCAAACCTTGATTCGTACTCGACAAAAAATACCGAACTAGCAACGCTTGTGAACGTGTTTCCGAATTCATCTGAAAGCGACAACGGCAAATCGAGAACTTGGGTTGATGCGTTATATGACCAATCAGACGTTGATAAGACCGCCGTATAGATCGACGCATTGGTTGCCGTCCCGTCTGACGCCGTCACGCTCACCGGCGTGCCATACGGAAATGAAACCTCGCCGGAACCGTTCAATTCTGAGTAGAGGATTTTTTTCTTGCGCGTGATTTTCGCAAACGTCGTCACTTCCTTGGCTTGTCTCGCAAGAACGCTCGCATACGTCATGGACGGACCTCCCGCCCAATGAGTCCAACCTGAAACGGAAACCGATTCAAGGCACGCAATTGATCGGACCCAGCGAAATCCACAATCGGGTCAGGCCAAGATCGGACCCACGCGAGATGATTGTCGTCGTCCCCAACGTAGTTTGGCGTGAGCAACGACAAGGCGTATTCAACGCCAGGGGCAAGCGTCGGCGCTTGAGCGAATTTGAAATAAAGTTGTTTGACGGCGTAGTCGCTCGACGAGATTTCCGACAATTGCCAGACCGTCTCAGCCGTCGCAATGAGCTTCCTGATTCGCTTCGTTGGATCAACGGAATACAGTGCCATGCCAATCGGGTCAGTCGTTGGGTTCAAATATTTGACGACCCATGTCTGAACGACCAAAAGCTCGAACCATATTTCTGGCGTGAACAGATGAAAAAACGTTGGCGGGTCCGTTTCCTGATTTCCGGTTTTCAAAACCTCGCCAATGACAATCAAGCCCATTTCAGACGTCCTCGACAACATTCCATTGCGATGACCATTGCGCTGGCCGGTCAAGCCGGTGCGTTGGTTCGCTTTGGAATTTCACTTGCAAACAATACCGTTCAAGGTCGCTCGAGAATACTTCGTTGGGGTCCAGAATCAAACCAAACGGCAATGCCGTGCCAAGTTCCTTGAACATGTCCCGAAACGCCTCGACCTCTTGATTGGTCAGGAATTGCCAGTCGAGCGCAATCTCGGCGGTCTTCCCATAGATCGCTGTGAACGAACCGCCCGCGAGCGTTCGTTCCGATTGAGAAAAATCAACCTCATTGATTTCAAGCGGGAATTGTGGACAACCGCGAGTGAGGTCAATCGTATCGCCAAGGAATATTGACGAAATTTCGATGTAACCTCGAGGGTTGTCTCGGTCGATAATCTGAATTGACCAATATCTGAGCGCCGATGAGTGGAGTCCAGTTGCGCTAAACTTGGCAATCGCAAATTCATTCCAAGTGAGCGTTTGATCATAGGCCGGTGACGACCATGAATCCGATGCGTTCCCTTGCAACTTGATTGTCGCCGTTTGCGAAATGCGAATCGGTTCGTTTCTTGGTCCGAACAAAATGAACGCTTGTGGATTGAACGCGCTTCCAAGGTCGATCGTGATTCGTTCCTCAGTATGAATGCGGACATCTGGCGCGGTATAACTCGATGAGCCGGTCAGGTTCGTTGCAGCAAAGCCGAGCATGTCCCTTGCCGTGCTTGCGACGTCAGCAAACCGCAATTCAAAATGCGTTGCGCCGCCCGACAAATCCGACGTGATTTCAATTTTCTTGGCCGCCGTTTGCGTGACCGTATAGTTGGCCGCGCCCGCCGCATCAAATGCGGCATCGACTGCAGCAAGGAACGCGGCAACCGTGGAATACGTTCCAACCGCAATCGTTGCGTTCTTGTCCGCCCCGCCCGATGCGTCCCTGAAAACAATCACGTTGTTCGACACGGTCACATTGAAATACCCGGCCGACTGGTAGACGCGTGAGCGCCGTGCCGTCGATTGCAGGTTCGTCACGGGAAAATCTGAGTTGGCCGAGTACGCGCTCAATCCTGAGTATGCTTCGGGGTTCAAATAGTTCGGGTAGCAGACGTGAATACTCATGTCGCGAATCCTTGTCGTTTGATGTCGGTCATGACCGTTGCCAGGTCACGCGCCCCAACCTTGAGATTGATTTGAACGGGTTGAGAAGACGAACTGAACCTTGATTGACCGCCTGAAAAACCCGCCCCGGCTGACGCCTCAGGTCCGCCCTGTTTTCCGAACAACGCCCCGGCAATGCCGCCGATGACCGCGCCAACTGGTCCGCCAACCGCGAAACCAATACCGGCGCCGACTGCCGCCCCGCCCGCTGGGTTGTCGCCTCCGCCTCCAATACCAAGTGCCTTGAACGGGTTCAGGTTATCGACCAAACGACTGAGCGCATCGCCAATTCCTCGAACGATTTCGTCAATGAATCGGAACGCGCCCTTGAGAATTTCGCCAACGAACTTCGCGGCGCCGCCAATCACGTTTTCAGTGAATTGCAATGCGGCACGCCCAATCTCTCTTGCCAAAACAAACGCAACCGTCGGAATCGCTCGGGCCAGTGCCACGATGATTCGAGGGGCGTTCTCAACCAGTTTTGTGATGATGTCCGGAAGTTTTTCCGCCAGTGTTTCAAGGACGACCGGAATCGCCTCAGCAATTGCCGTGATGACCTCAGGCAAAGCGTCTGCGAATTGTTTGACCAATTCGCGGACTTGTTCAGGTCCTTGAGATAGAAGCGACGCCAATTCGCCAAGTCCAGGAACGCCAAGAAGTGCTTTGCCCGCAACCTCAATGGCTTGACTGACAAGTTGTCTCGCCCCATCGGCGCCCCGGAGTGCTTGGCCAGCAATGCCGATGCCTTGTGCGATTTGTTGTTGCCGATCAAACGACAATCCAAGTCGGTTTTGCGATTGGAACGTGTCGCGTTCGCCAAACGGGTTTTGAGTCAACTGACGCAATATGCCCTGGCGGCGTTGGAATTCCTCATTCAATACCCGATTGAATTCCTCTTGAATAGAAAGCCGTTGTTCCTCTTGCTCGATCAACACGCGGTTCTTGTTGATTTGGTCATCAAACCCGTCAGCGATTTTCTTTTGAGTCTCAGCGACCTTGTCTTGTTTTTGCGCGTATCGATCAATATTCCCTGACGCCGTGGCGGTCGCCGTAATGAGGCGTTGCAAGAAATTTTGGCGATTGTCCTGGCGCTCGATCTTGTCCTTGATTTTTTGAATCTCGGAAAGCGGGGCGCCAAGTTCCGTTGCGGTTTTGACCGAACGTGAAAAAAACCGGTTGATGCTGGTTGCAATGCGATCAATCTGGGCGAGAATCTCGAGCAATGTTCCAAACGCCTGAATCGCGAGTTGGACGGATCCGGTCACAAGTTGCCGGAATGTCCCTTCCGAATCCGAAATCGCGTCGGCGATGATCGCGAACACGTCGCCAATGGCTTTCAGTGATTGGATGACGGCGGGGTTTGCAACAACGGACCGGCCGATGTTTTCAAATATTGACCCGAATTGGTTTTCAGTTCTTGCCAGAGCGCCCGAGAATGTTTCGATGTCGCGAAGCCTTGAGCCCCCGAAATTCTTGAGAACCAGGTCAATCGCCCCGCCAGCCCGCAATGATTCCTTGCTCAAGTTCCTGAGCGCCGGAACTTGTTCGGCAAGTCGACCAGCCGTCCCGTCAAACGTTTGCCCGAGCTGGCGAACCGCGCTCGTCAAGTCCTCGCCAGTGAATGAGGCATATTCAACCGATGCCTCAATCAGTCGCGCAACCTCACGGTTGGTCAACCCGAATTGTTTTCCAAGCCTCACTTGTGACAGAATCAAATCGTCATCGAAACGAGATGTCTCCGCAAGGCTATCCGCCAGGCGCTCAAACGCCCTGACGTTTTGCTCGGAAAAATCGCCAGATGCCTTGAGCGAGTTTGCAAGAGAGTTGAACGCGTCGTCAGCCTCAATCGCTTCTTGAATCACGTCGCCGAGAACTCGAACGACGGTGCGGCCAAAATCAATTGCCGCTCGGCTGATTTCAATGAACGAAATTGCGTTGACGGCCTTTGAAGTTCGATCGGCGGTTTTGTCGATTTTGCCAAGTTGTTTTGAGATTTGGTCGGACGTCTCGGCGGCTTGTCTGACCGCCTCCTCAATTCTCAGGACTATATCAACCGGAACCGTCACCGCCACAATCAACCCCGTTTCGTTTTCTTGCGCTCGGCCTCGCGGGCCTTGGCTTCGAGACTATCAACCTCGTCGGAAATAATCAAAAACGCTTCGGCTCGATAAGAGTCCAGTTCGTTCAATGATTGAGTGAAACCAAGTTTTGCGAGTCGTCGCCTCCAATTGTATTCAGCAACCAGCCATGCCGTGCCGTTATCGAAGGCGATTTTGTTCCACGCCCCCCGGACTTGTTGTCTCAGGGGCGTTGCGAGTTTCCCGAAAACCCTTGAACCATTGCCATCGCAACTTCAATGAGAACGCCTTCAAACTCATTGATGCAAAACAATTCGTCGACCGACTTGGCCTTGACGGATCCGTCGAGCAACTCCAAATCGACCGACTTGATGTATTGCTGAGATTCGGAAACCAATTCCGCAATCATGAGCATTTGTTCCTCGCGGGCCTTGGCATCCGATTTCGGTGCGTCCGCTTCCTGTTTTGCCATACCCGCAAACTTGGCTTGGTATTGCAAACGTTTCGGATAAGGCGGGGCGAGAACTTTCAACTCGCCCCTCATCGTCGGATTTTCACCCTTGCATGTGCTCGGAACAAAACTCAGTTCGATCATGGTTCCCCCTGATTGATGCGTTATAGGAAGTTGAGATATACCTCACCATTCCCGCTTGCATCAACGAACCCTGTCAATTCCAAACTGAGGCCAACGACCGAGTCGAGGTCGGTCAACTCGTATGACGAAACGACCGCCGACGGCATGTAGAAGTTGCCGCACTGGCCAGCAACCCAGTTGCCGCCTGAGCGGGGTCCAAAGTTGAACGCCGCCGCAATTGTCGCGTTTGAACGGAACCGCTCGAAAAACTTGGCTTGATGTTTGTCGAGAAGTGCCGTCACGGTCATTGTGACCTGACGCGCCGTCGCGAGTTTTTGCTGAACGCCCGATTCGGCGCAAATGCAAAGGACGTTCGACTTTGTGATTTCCATTGAAACCTCAACGGACTGAGCACAGAAACAAGTCGTGTCAGTTGCATCGCCAATCAGCAACTCAAGGTATTTCGCCGCGATTGGGTCAGTTGAGTCGAATGCTGGCGTATAGGGCGCCGCATACGCTTGTTCGTTGTCCGACGTATAGGTCAACGCACTTGTATCGTCAGCGGCAACCGAGAATCCAAGTTTGTCGCCGATCGTGTTCGCCGTATTCGCACCGCTGTTCCACAACAATGAGAACGTCGTCCCGTCGCTTGTCAGCGTGAACTTGCCGGTTGTCGATGAATACTCGACCGAGAACGTGTTCGACGATCCAAGCGAGTTCATTGCGTCTTCGAGCGCTTGCGCCAATTCATACGGGTCACGATAG